ACTGATCATTCAGAGATCCCGCACGAACACAAGTGCGCTCACATAATTGCTTTAGATGATGGCAATTTTGCAGCACAACCAAACAATCGATGTATTTGGGATATCCCCTCTTTCACTGTAAAAGATGAGACTCCTGATTGGAAAGTGCAGACATCTGAATGGAACGTAGAAGATAGTAGAGCCTGGCGGACAGAAGATACCGACAAGTTCTTCTATGAAATAGAGGAAAAGAAAAATGATTGATAAAATTAAAAAAGCTATTGACAAGATTTGGAGTAAAATCAAATCTCTTTTTACACCAAAGAAGCAATAATGATTGGGGGTTGTTATGGACTACAGGTTCACAGCAATACTTATAATTCTGTTATGTATACTAGCGTTTTGTGTAAGGCCACCACAACCGTTGAAAGTTGACCCAAAAGATACTATAATCCCTTTACCAAAACCAAAACATGAGTAAGAAACCTTTAACAATATCTGAATCAGCTGCCGTGCAGATGCCGATGAAGACGGTGGCTTCGTTGATTATCATCGTAGCACTCGGCACCATGGGCTATTTTCAGATTGTTGAAAGGTTAAACATAGCGGACACTCGAATACAATTAATGGAAAAAGATTTAGCAGAAAACACAGAGTTTAGAATAAAATGGCCGCGTGGCCAACTTGGGTCGCTTCCCGCGGACTCGGAACAATTTATGATGATCGAAGATCTTTATAAGACTAGTGAGAAGTTAAGTGCACATATCGAGTCAATGGCTTTAAATAAAGTAAACATAGAATTTTTAAGAGGACAGATGGACAAGGTATTGATAGATATTGAAAAACTAAAAGACGCAAATAGAGAAATGAAATATACAAACGGTAATTCACAATGATAGAGACTGTGATAGCCCTTCTTATGTTCTGGGACGGAGAGATCAAGGAACACAGAATACAAGAATCTATGGCTGCATGTTTACGTGCACGTCGTATAGCAGAGCGTGAATTTAATCCAAACATATCTTACAAATGTATACGCAGTGAAGCCGAAACAGAAATTTACATGGGTGAAAAATCAATCAAGAAACTACATCTTAAATGAAAATACAAGCAGAAATAGTTAATGGCATCTGTCCAACATGTGAAGAATACACACCATTGGTTGGAATAACAAAACAATTTTTTAGATGTATGACCTGTGGATCTGATTTAGAACAAAAAGTAAATGGTGTTATAAGTTATATACCTCACATAACTAAAAATTCATTACAATCAGAGGTTGATAAATATTTCGATGGCGAAGCGTAAATTTACAAACTTTGTACCACGTCCAAAACCTCGTAAACGTCCGGGTAGACACACAAAAAGCCTTAATAAATCTAAGAAACGATCGTATAAAAAATACAACCGACAAGGTCGTTGACAAACATCCCAAAATATCCTAGTCTCTGGGTATGAAAGAAAAAATAGTAACATTAAAAATAGATGGTGCAGCGCAAGGCCAGTGGGCTAGTCTGTTGTTAGAACTAAACCTAATAAAAAAAGCATGGAAACCGTATGGTGTTAACATAAATATGAGAGCACCTGGTTTAAAAAATGTTTTAAATTATGGAACAAGAGTTAATGACGAAACAAGAAAAATTAGACGAAATAGCAAATAACTGGAACAAAACAAAGGATCCAAAGTATAAAAAACTTTGGTATGATTTAGTAAATGGACTTAATAATATTAAACGACGGCCTGTATCAACTGATTCCAGTGTCAAAACAGATGATGGATGGAATAGTGTTGACAAGCGACGTTGATTGTTTTGAGTTGTGTGACATACTCAGATTAAAATTAACGGGATATGTGGATAAATTAAATCTACATATTATGCAAGATGGCAGCACTTTTATGGGTTGCATGTGTAGATGATACACCTACCCTAAAGAGGGAAAAAATAAGGGTAGGTAATGGTGAGAAGATTTCTCGCCATACCACAATCTGGCCACATTGTCAAATCGAGTCGTCAGCTTTGCAAGTAAATTTAATATACATACCGTATTTATTTATATCTTCACGGCCTATTTCTTCTAATTTTCTTCGTGACTCTTCATACCCAAAGTGTAGGCAATCATATTGTGTCCGAAATGTGTCAGGCCACGGATAGGGTGGCATGCACTCACCAGCAACACTAGAACAAATTATTAAACTCATTAATATTTTCATTGACAATCCTATAATATCACCTATATATGGGTTATTAAAATGAAAGGAAACACTTATGACAGACATGAGTAAATACAAAAATGTTTCTCTAACAAAAGAAACATACGCTACATTAGATAAGTTATCAAAGGTATTATTGCCCGATGCTAAGTTATCTATAGCAAAGACCATCGAATCAATAGCAAACGAGAAAGCGAAGAAGTTAAATGGCAAAATTAAAAAAGGGTAGAATCAGAGCGTACATCTGTGAGACATGTCACGGAAATGGGTATGTCAGGGTTGCAAAAATTAATGGTGATCCTGCAGTAGATTTTAGAGATAGAAGTGAGATCCACCAATGTTGGACTTGCGATTCGGAGGGAGAACTTTATGAGACAGTTGATGATAATCTTATTGATGACGGTCCTACTGACACATTGCACTAAACTAGAGTTTGATGGTTTTGACCCAACAACGACAGCGCTAAGATGGATTATGAAAAATGATACCAGAGACTGATAGAGCATACATCGCAGGACTCTTTGATGGCGAAGGCTCGATACATTTTAAACGTGGTATCGAAAAGAAAAAGAAGCACAAAGGTAGACCTGGATACCGTATGTCTAACAGTTTACGTTTGTCTATGGAGATAACTATGACAGATCAATCTGTATTAATATGGGTGCATGAAGTCTTGGGTGTTGGAACATTGACCAAGAAACCAAGAAAGGGTAAAAGAAAAGATGGCACACCATATCTTATGCAATGGAGATGGCGTTGCACGTTTAGAGATGCATACTATGTCTGTTGTTTGATCTGGCCTTGGGCGCATACAAAGTTACCAAAGATTAATCAAGTCATTGATCATTATGGAAAACACGTAGTAAATGGTAAGGTAATATCTTTGGACGAATATAAAAAGGTAATGAGTTTAGAATGATTTTAAAATTTTATTTGTGGGTTATGGGTTGGTCTGGGCAATTAAGTGCGTGGGCATGGCGTAAACAAGCTAAAATATTAAGGAGTAAAAGATGGAAAAAGAACAAATAAAAATATCAGTTAATACATTTAACTGGGGGCCATGTGTCACCAGATTTAAAATACAAGATGATTTTAGAAAGATATTGTTAGATGAGGCTAGAAAGTCAGAAGAGGATTTTAGTGATAGACTAGCGGGTCAGATAGCTAAAGAACGTGGTTATAATGAAAAACAACGTGAGATAATTATACCATACCTATCACCATATCTTGGTATTTACGATGAAGCATTTCAACGATACCAGAATAAAAAATACGAACACGGTAAACCGGAGTATGCTTTGACTGCTTTGTGGTGTAACTTTCAACGACAGTACGAGTTTAATCCACCACACGATCACGATGGTAAACTATCGTTTGTGATATACTTATCGATACCGGATAAATTAAAAAAAGAGAACGAAGCGTATAAAGGTAAAAGTTGTGGACCGGGAGGTATACAGTTTATGTATGGAGATGGACCTAGAGATGCCGTAACTTACATGTCATACTTTCCGAAAGAAGGAGACATGTTTATCTTTCCTGCGTGGTTGAAACACTGGGTTAGTCCATTTAACTCTGACTGTGTAAGGGTATCTGTGTCCGGTAATGTGCATGACTCAGCACCATTATCACAGGTACGTAAAGGTATGTTAAAGAATGAAAAAACTGAAGATGAAAAGTATCTTGAAGAATTAAAGGAAAAACTATGACACCAGGTCAAGCGTTAGGTATGTTATTAGTAGGTGTTGTGGCCTTATCAATAGGAGGTGCGGTAGCTTTTTTGATATTAAGAAAAGTATATCGAGAGATACATAAATCTAAGAAAAGGTTTGATGATTTAGAATGAGAGATAAAATATTAGAAAGTGTAGCTAAATTGAAAAGCGGTAAAACGTTTATTATTAATTGTTATGATAAACGAGATAGAAGAATCGAGAGACGTATATCTTGGTGGTTAGAAAGGTTAGAAAGATTATGATGAGTGATAAAGACTGCCTAGACTACCACAACATAGGCAAACCCATTAAGTATAGTGATAAATACAAGTATGTTAGCGGACAAATGTACGAGCACCACGGAACACGGATGTATGATTTTAATGGTGAGAAACTACCATCAGTCACTACCATTTTAGGGTTGACAAAAGACCAAACTTTTCTAAAGGACTGGCAGGCAAAAATTGGTCATGAAAAAGCAGAACAGGTTAAAAATCATAGTAGTAAGCGGGGCACATCCGTGCATAAATTCTTGGAGAGTTACATCACAGGAATTGGGTACGATGACCTATCGCCCATTGGCACGGAGGCTAAACCGATGGCTGAGAAAATTATTGAAATCGGTCTTACACCTGTTGAAGAATACTATGGGTCTGAGATAAGTTTATACTATCCTGGTCTATATGCAGGTTCAACTGATCTTGTTTGTTTACACAATGGCCTAGAGACTATAGTGGATTTTAAGCAAGCTAATCGCCCTAAACGTGAAGAATGGGTTGAGGATTATAAACTGCAAATCGCGGCGTATGCCATGGCACACGATTACGTGCACGGGTCACAGATTCGTCAAGGTGTGATCATGATGTGTACACCAGACTTATATTACCAAGAATTTCGGATCACGGACCATGAACTACGGACATGGAAACACAAGTTTCTCAAACGACTAGACATGTATCATGAGATAAAGTTTAGTGAGAAAGAACAAGCAAACGTAAAAATGAACCCAGAGGATTTTTTTAATGGAGCGTGAGATATCAGGGTATTATTTTGACGGTCAAAAGTTTTGGATAATATACCAAGACGAAAACGGTAACGAAACAATGGAGGAGGATAAAGATGGGGAGATACAGGAAAGTAATAGACTTTGATGTAGTCAAAGAAAGTGAGAAAGCAGTGTTAATACTAGTGAAAGATTGTAAGAGCACAGCTTTTAGAAAACTTGTAAAGAAAGCAAAAAAACATTCTGTGTTAAATCCGCTAGAGGTATGGGTGCCTAAGAAATGGATTAAATACGACAGAGAATATACCTGTGTTGGTATGCCTGGTAATTTGGAATCTTGGAACGATAAATATTTAATCTGGGAACAAGGTTTCTTACAAAATCTATGCGATTTGTTTAATGACAGGGTGAAAAATAATAAAATAGATATGATGCCAGAGGAGGTAAAAAATGAATCAATACATTAGAAACGTTCTAAAAAAGCGATACGAAGCAGAGATTGAGGACGCAAAGTATAAAATTAAGTGTTTTAGCGATCAGGAGCTTATTATTCCTGAGCATCCTGATATCACTGGAGAGGTTGATAAGCTCTTAGCCGTGATATCTTCTGCCGAGGACAAGTTGGCAGTAATGGAGCTACATTATGGCAAGAATGAGGCAAAAAAGGAGGTTTTGTAAAATCTCATGGAACCATGGAACTTTGATGGAACTTTTTTTTCGGTCTAGAATCCGCTCTATATATAACTAATTTAGACCAAATCACTAAAAAGTTCCACGTACCATGACATTTTTTTGATCCATTGTCAAAATACATTTTGGTTTAAAAGAGTATATATAGTATAAAAGTTTATGCCTAGGAAAAGACGAAAAGCAATAGCCTCAATAACTCCCAATATACCTTATCCTAAAGTCCGGGTGGAGTGGATCGACTGCGTGAGCGACTCGGGCTGGGCTACTGAAAAAGAGTTTGATAAGATGAAGTTTGCAAGACCGGTTAATGAAGGTTGGTTATATTCTAAAGATAAAAATTCTGTAAAATTATTTGCATCATACGACAGAGAGGACGATGGAAGTTTTAGTTTTGGGGATCGGACGATGATTCCTCGGGCGTGGGTAAAGAAGATTCAGAAACTTTAGATGGAGTTACATCAATTATCTGTCCGTAGTCGGTTAAAAGCTGTTTCATTTTTGCTTCTAGTTCTTGTTCTGACATGTCCTCTAATTTTCCTGTTTTTATTATTTTTCTATCTATGTATAATCCTGCTGCTTTTCCTCTGTTTGCTTCCGCATTCACTGCAGAAGAGAATGATCCTTTTTTCAAAGCAGCTTCTCTAAGTCTTGCAAGTTCTGCTACATGTCCTTCGTAAGTGACTTCATGTTTTTTTAATCTCTCTTCTTTCAGTTCACCAATATACTTTACTACAAGTGGTGATAGTCTTGGGTTACATAGTTCTGATCCTTCTTGTCTTGCACGTTTAGGGCTGTATCCTGCAGCGAGTGCTGCCTCTGTTTGAGTCATAGGTCCTTCTGGTCCACCGAATACTAAAAATTCAGCAAACCTTTGTTGCATTTCTGTAAGTCTTTTTGGTAATCCCATGATTGACTTTTTAAGGTAACATAGTTATAAAGTCAACAATGTTTGTTAAACATCTACAGGAATACTTAGAACAGTTTACAGTCGTCAGAGGTAAAAAAACCACCGGCATAGGTAATGCTCGTATTTACATGCAGGTTGGTCACCACTTAGAAGAGATTAAAAAAATTGAAGTGCAAGAGTCAAATATAATTGGACAAAATACTATTCGTGTTGTACTAAAACCAGAGAGTCAAAAGATAATTATCGCTCCTAAAACACCTGATTAGAAAGCACTAGTTACCTTGAAACCTGAGCGAAAATTATATGCAAAAATTAAAAAATCTATACCTGAAATTTCCTGGATTAGGATTGAAAACTATAGCTTATCCGGCACTCCTGATCTATTGGGTTACAATGCTAACAGCCACTTTTTTACCATAGAGTTAAAAGTTACGAAGAGTAACAAGGTACGTCTTTCACCACATCAAATTGCATTTCATGTGAAGCATCCAAACAATACTTTTATCTTAGTAGAGCACCTCGGTTCAGGGTGCTTGAAACTTTTTCCAGGAACCATGGTCCGTGAGCTTGACGCTTGCGGCTTCAAGCTTGACGCTTGCTGCTTGGGGCTTGACGCTTGTCGCTTGTATCTTCAGGAGCTTGGTGCTTGAGGCTTGGTGCTTGGCGCTTGGGGCCCGGATCAGGACGTACGTCGCTAGGCCCACGCGTTGAGTTAGCATGACTAATAGCCTGATCCAGTTTATTACGTAGCTTTCGTAATTCTTTATAATATTTTGGGTGTCTAAACATTTTAATGTTTACCGTATTTAATAGTTTTTACTTCAGGATCCCAACATTGTCTACAGTCTCGACATTCGTTGTCTTGCTTTGCAGCTGGACACGTCGCGCCAGCTTCAACTACTTCTGAGCTGTTGGGCCACGACTCAGGCGCCCGCTGGTTTACCATCGGGGCGCTAAATCGTATGACTAAATTATTAGGCTTGTCTGTCAGGTGGTCCTTTATCCAAGCTTCACGAGTCGGGAGCCAATGACGCTTTGCTGGCGTGAGCTCACAGACTTTGTAAATTTTTTTAAGATGATCCAGATCCTGGACGTCTCCGCTGTCATGCCATCTGAAGACATCCGGCTTTTTGCTGTTGATCAGGTGAGCCATTGCTGTGACCCATTGCGGATCTTTAATAGCTCGCAGCCTTCGATACTGTGCATCCTGAACAACCTTGAACACGTAACAGCCCTTCAGAGCGTAACAGTCATAACAGACTGAGCCAGGGACCGCTTGGAGCTTGCCGCCCGTCTTGCATTCTTTGGCAGGTAAACCTATCGACCAGCCCGGCATCTTGCTAGGCTTGCTCAGGCTGCCGCCTATAAT